CCACGGCCACCCACCTCGCCCAGCAACTCCGCTTCACGAAGCTCCTGGTCCCGTGAGAACTTCTCGTAATCCTGCGCGGCCTGACCAGCACGGAGGGCGATGTCACTGCCTTGCTGGTATTGCTGCTGCCCAAACTCTGCTGACCGTAGCCCCTGCTCAAACTCCGTCGCTTGACCGACACGGTTGGCCTCAAACTGCTGGAGGTCTTGCGACCCTGCCAGTTCGGCCAAGCCCTGCCCTGCCGACAGCAACTGCGCTCGGTCAGCGGCTTGGGTGTCAGCGGCACGGCCTAGCAACTCTGCATCAAGTCCAGCCAAGGCACGGGCTTGCTGCCCTGCCAGATCGCCCAAGCGGCCACCGCCAATGCTGGATGCGAACAAGCCTCGACGCGCCAAGTCCTCGTTCAGCGCCTTCTGCTGGCCTTGGTATTCGGCCTGAAGGTTCTGGGCTTGCGCCCCACGAATCTGCTGGAACGCCTGCGTGTCGAAGCGGGAAGGCGCAGCGCCAAACGATTGCAACTGTTGCTGCAACTGCTGGCGCATCTGCTGCCCTTGCTGCGAGCCAGCGTACTGCTGGGCTGGCTTCACCTGTGGCGCTTGCGGAGCAGGACGGGCCATCCCCTGCTGCTGCAACTGGGCAAAGGTCTGGGAAGTCTGAGCCTGCGCTTGCCGCTGCTTCTTTTGCTGCGCTTGCGGATCATAAACCTGCTGACGACCACCGCCCGTCGTGTTGGTGGTGCCCAGCATTTCGTTGGTGCCAGGGAGGCTACCGAACGCGGTGTTGTAGGTCGCCATCAGCTTACTCCGTTAACCGTTTTGGAAATACTGCGGGTACTGCTGGCGCAAGTACTGCATGACGTACCGCCGACGCTCCCGCTCCTCTTCCACCTGCTGCTCCGTCATATCAAACTTGCGCTCGTCCAAATCAAGCCGTTGACGTGCGATTGCACTTTCTTCGTCTGGCAACTGGGAGAGCAGCCCCTTCACGCCCAACTCGCTGATCCCCTTGTTCCGCTCGACAAACCCGCCAACCTTGTTTGCCGCTCTGCCTGCGCCACTCAGCAGGTTTGATATGCTACTGCCACCACCAGCACCCATAGGGGCAGAGGCCGCACTAGCAGCACCAGCGCCGTCCATCATCCCCAGACCTTTGTTCATCATGGCCGTGCCACGCTGCAACCCTTCTGCTCCCGATGCAGCGGACTTCCCGCCAGTCAGCATATTCTTGAGGCCACCACTCAGTCCCTGCCCTGCCTTCTCCAGCGCACCGATCTTGCCAATCCCTGCCATGCTGCCAAGTGTTTGCCCAGCACTGCCAGCCGCATAGCCAGCCAACCCGCCTTTGGCAGCACCGCCAAGGTCTAGCCCGATCCCTTTCTTGCCTTCGCGGTCTAACCCGCCAAAGGCTGCACCAACCGCAGCGCCAAGCGCGGGGGTGCCTAGCATCCCTGCCAGCCCTGCCGCCACTGGCTTAATGATCTTTTTATTGCGGTCGTAGAACCCCGCCAACCCCCCACGCTTCCGTGCCATCGTTACTCCGTAGCCTCTAAGGCTGGTGCTTGGTTCACATACTGCGCGTTGAAGAAGTCGAACCGCCAGCCGTCAGCCGGGTCCAGCTTCGCGTCCTTCAACGCAATCGCCGCCAACTGCTCAACTTCCGCGTTAAGGCGGGCCTTCACTTGGTCAACCAACACCTGCATCGCGGGTCCAACGGGCGTGTTCTCGTGCGGCATAGAAAGAAGGGAAGAGGTTAGTACGACGATTTGCGGGAGGCCGCAGCGTTATCGACCAAATTCGGGTACGGTCGCCCAGCCTTCTTCGCGCTGGCCTTGGCACTGGCCTTGGCTTTCGGGGAGAGGGTGGACGGCTTCGTATCCTTGGGCGCTTTCTTGTCCCAGAAGGCGATCTTCCGCTTCATACCGGCGCCACTGCTGGGGATACGTCCTCTGGGGATGCATCTTCCTCAACCACGTCAGCAACGACGAGGAGCGGTGGTTCTGGCCGTACCGCCACGCTCACGTCCTCCACGGGTACGCCGAGCTTGTTGGCGACCGCCTCGCAGAGTTGCGCGTCCGTCCAGTCGTCGCACAAGTCCGCGCTGTTCAGGGACACCGACTGGCCGACAAACGTCTGCCCGATGGTGGGCACGTCCACCGCGACGCTGCACGCGCAATCGGTGTGGCCGCTGGTGTAGTTGATGCTGGCTTGGCTAATCGTGATGAGGGTCATGGTATCGGCTGGTTAGTGGAGATCGACCCACGCGCCGTTATAGACGCGAAGCTTGTTCGTGCTGCTGTTGTAGTACACGTCACCCGTTTCCGCGCCACTCGGATCAGCGGACAGCGGCACGAAGCGAAGCTGGCCCGTAGACTTGATGCGGGCGCGTTCGGTGTTGTTGGTGCCGAACAGCATTGGGTAACTACCAGTATGCCACATTGCTGCTGCGTATGCTGTGCCGAATCCAGCGCCGACGCTACTGTCGAGACTAACGTAGAAAGTTCCACCAGAGTTGACGAACCGCTGCTCAGCTTGATTTGTCCCCGTAGTTGATTCGATTCTCTGCCGCGCAATTGTTGCTTGAACATCAAGGCGAAACCCAGACGTTGGGCTTGCCGTCCCCACGCCCAAGTTCCCACTCGCGTCCAACGTCATCGCTTGCGTGAACGAGATCGCGTTGCCAGCGGTGCCGGATGCGGCGGTGTACCAGCGATGATCGCCAGCCGCGTTTTGCGTGTACTGCGTGGCCGAAGCCGTCCCAATGTACTTCCACCCGCTGCCGTCCCAGAACGCATTGCTGCTGAAGTACGTATCAACGTTTGCCGCGCCGCCCATAACCAGCGAGCCACGGTTGAACTGCAACGCCGAACCCAGACCGCTCCACGCACTCGGCGTCACCCCGAGGCCGAGGTTGCCGGAGGCGTTGAGGGTAGCACGTTGTACGGCAGAAATATTGAAGTTGAGAACGCTGCCGTCTATTTCCAACGGCACCGATGCGCTACCTGCATCGTTGAACGCTTGCACCCGCACACCGCCAGCAACAAGGGAATTGGCGACAGCAAGGTTGCCGTCTGTCTGCGTTTTAACTTGCAGCTTCAACAGCGGACTCGCCGTCCCGATGCCGAGGTTGCCGGAGGAGTTGATGACGGCGCGTTGTGCGCCACCCGCTGAGAATTGGATTTCCCCTGTGCCAACAGCAGTTATTGCAACGCGACCGGGAGCCGATGCATGGGTCGAGCCAAAAACGATAACATTTGCGCCAGTTGACGACGGGTTGCCGCCAGCAATTCGCATGAAGTCGTTATCGACGCTGCGGAATACTTCTGACCCAAGAATCGTATTTCCACTCACCGCCAAGCTCGTCAACGTGCCCACGCTCGTCAGGCTGCTCGCCGTCACGCCAGACGCCAGCGTGCTGCCCGTCAGCGTGCCAGCGGCTGCGGTGACGGTGATGTTGGCCGTGCCGTCAAAGCTGACGCCGTTAATGGTGCGGGCGGTGGCGAGGGCGGTAGCCGTGCTGGCGTTGCCGGTCAGGTTGCCGGTGACGTTGCCAGACACACCACCGGAGGCCGTAATCAGCCCCGTGACACCCAACGTGCCCGTGATCAGCAAGCTGCCGCTAATCGTGCCGCCGCCGCCTGAGAGGTACGTCAACTCCTGCCATGTCGTGCCGTCGTCGTACCAGAGGCGGTAGCTGCCCGTGTCGTTCGACAGCCACTTCCGGCCAGCCGTGCCAGCAGCAGGACGGGAGGCCAAGGCAGACGACTGCAAGTGTACGCCGGGGTCGGCATCGTGGTTGTTGTACGAGGAACGCAACGTGTTGTCGTTCCCTCGCACCGAGTTGGCGTCAATCGGAGTGGTGCCGTTGACTGGCGACGTGAAGGTCGCAACCGCGTGTTGTCCTATGGTGTTCGGCATACCCTTATCTCCGACTTAACGAAAACGCTTCGGCTTGGAAGCGGCTAAAGACTGGCAACGCTTCACCAGAGTCGATGATACTGAAATCTATGTAATACCCTGTCCCGCCAAGAGGGATACGGTAACTCTGGCTCCCCGTCCCACCCCATGTGCCTGTTCCCCAGACCGTCCCCAGCCCACCCCACGTTTCATCAGTAGACGGGGGCAGCGTGAACGATCCCCATGTGTCGCTACTGTTCCACTCGACACGGCACTGGTCAGACCCCCGCAACTGGGCCGTCAGGTAGCCCCACCGGAATCCCTTTGCCAGCGCATCGTCGCCAAAGTAGAAGCGGTGCATCTGCGCCGTCAGCGCGTACCGATCACCGCCCGTGCCGTCAGACAGCACATTATCGCGGAACACGTTTGGGGCGTCACAGAGCATGACGATGCCCGTATTGCCACCCTTGAGGACCACAGGCAACCCAGCCGTGTCCAGCGCCTCAAACAGGCAGGTGGTGTCAGGGTCGGTGTATGCGCCATCCCACGGGCCAGACCATGCCTTCAGGACCGTGTGGTATTGGTAGCAGCCAAAGTTGGGGATCGTGATCCACAACTCTTTCGTGGCGCGGTTAATCAGCGCACGGACGTTGGCTAACTGGGTCGCACTCAACTGACGGATCAGCGGCAGGAGCGGGTCAGGCGTTTCAATCGTGCCTACGGGCGAGACTTCCGCCTCGTTGCACATATACAGCCCCCGCTCACTCACGAAGTACGCCACGTTCCCAGACGCAGCAATACTGTGCGGGGCGATGGTGCCCACGTCTGCCGTCACCGCTTGAGGCGCAACCGTGATGTCATCCTGCCCAAAGCCCGTAATCCGCGAGATACCGCGACGGTGGAATACCAGCAAGGACGTATTGATCGACGCCAACCCCGCAATCGGCTCGTCACCAAAGGTGCGGACGATGATCTGCCCACCACCAGCCGAACCGTTGCCAAGGCTGTCCCCGTCGTTCAGGTCCGAGTAGAACACGCTGTCGGGGAAGGACGTATTCCCGCTCCCCCACAGTCGCTGGTTATGGACCGCGATCTCTGACACGGCCACGGTGCCCGCAATGTCCACCGTCAGCGCAGACCCGTTCCACTTGTTCAGTAGCCCACCGTCTGCGATGTAGACCACATCAGCGCCACCAGCATCACGGAACTGCGAGAAGCCTGGGACCACGGTGGTTGAAAGGGAACCCGCAGGAGAAGCCCACGTCCACGGGAATGCGCCGTACGTTGCCTTACGCAGCACCCCATTGCAAACCGCTAACACGTCTGGGGTGCCGCTATCCTTGACCCATGTAAACCCGTTCAGGACAGCGGCGGACGCTAAGGCAGCAGCGGTCTGTTGTGTCCCACCCCGCTTTGTGATGGCCCCGTAGTCGGTCAGCCGCCCGTTCACCGCTCGACGAAGCTGGTTCGGGAGCAGGTTCAAGTCGTCAGAGACTTCGTTAAGTCCCCCGTCCATCTTGGGCTGCTGGTCCGCCAGTCGCTCACCCGCCATCAGCCGCCACCCCAATCATACTTCTGATCCGAGTACGCCATCCGTGTCGGGTTGATCGTGCGACGGCGGAGGTCGTCGAGGAGGGACTGCCGCTCCTCGTTCGCCAACGCACGAAAGTTGTTCGCCGCACCGACTTCAGCCCCACCCTTCAGCAAGAGTTTAGCCGCAGCACTGGCCGTCAAAATCCCTTGGCTGTTGGACGGGAACGTAATTGACACCGTATTGGCAGACAAATCGTTCAGCGCGGTCGGCTTATAGTTCATCGCCACATACACCAGCGTCCCCGATCCCACTGGTAAAATCTGCACATACTCTCCAGCCAAGTAATACAGGCGAGGGTAGGTGGGCAGATAGTTGGTCGTGGTCGCCAGCGGCACATACTGGAACTGCGTTTCTTGGTAGAGCGTGTTGCCGTCAGAAACAGACAGGAGGCGATAGAAGTTCTGCTGGCTATCCCCACTCCCCGTGTTCAGGCTGCTAAACGGTAACTGCCCATTCACGTCCGTGGTCAGCGTCAACTGCTGGAACGTGTAGTACGGGGCGGCGTTCAGGATGTTCGACCACTCTTCGTCGTACACCGATGCCAGCGCCGTCTTAATCGTGTCGTCAGACCAGCGTGTCGAGCCAACCGCGTCCATCAGTTCGCGGGTTTGCTCAATCAAGTTGGTGACCGTCACGTTCGGCATACGACCTCCTTACCGCTGCTTCGGGGGACGCCCACGCCGCTTTGGCGTATGTGACGGGTCAGGACTGTCCAACACTTCCGTCAACGCTTCCTCAATCGCTGCCGCCAACGGGGCCGTGGCGTTGAAGTTGACCATCTGGTCCGTCAACTGCTGCACGTCAGCTTTCGGGTGCTGCCGCAAGGCTTTGGCAAGGTAGGCGGGGGCTTCGTCGAGGCTACACGCCCGTGGCAGGTAGCCGATAATGTCGAGGCTGCGGTTCGGATCAATCTCCTGAGACTGGACGTGCTGCCACCGCTCGTCCTGTTCGTCCCACCGCATACAGATCGCCCAATGCTCGTTGACGCTATCAACGTGCTTGAGGAAGAGGCGAGGATGCACCGCCGTAAGCCGCCGCTGAATGTCAGACGACGGCTCTGGCGTGCCCCGGTGATTCAACACCACCGGACCCGTCATTATTCCTGCACCAACAACTGGATCGTAGCCACAACATCTTCAGGCTGGACCGACACGGCACCCACCGTCACGATCTCCACACGGATGCTATCCGTTGGACGAACCGTACACTCTGGCACCGTTAACGTGGTGATGATCGGCAACGCAATCGGGACGTTGGCCGTCCCTGCGTTAATGCTGACCGCGTTGGTCAACGCCAGCGCCGTCACGCCAGTCATCTTAAACAACTGGATCGTGCAGCTTGTCGCTGCGGTCGGGTACGTTTCCGCACACACCGCTGCACTTTCGCAAATGGTCGTGTTGCCGGGGAACGTGCCAATGTTGTGCGTCTGCGTGCCCGCTGCCAGCGTGCCCGTGTTCAAACGGCCACTGGTCAAGACCACAGGTGCTACGCCGAAGCGACCGGGCAACGGGGAAAAACGGTTTGCTACACCCATGTATATCTCCAGACAAAGTGAAGCGTGTTGGGGTGACGGGTATCCGCCACCCCAAGGTCACGGTCAGACGTGTGAGTACCTTACGGTATCCGTATATCCAGAAATCATCCCGTGAGCGTTACGGGCCAAGCAGGCGAGATTGCCGTACCAGCCGTAGGTCGTCTCAAAGGCGTCACGACCCGTAATCCAGCGCCACGGGCCAGCGCCCTCAAACTCCACGAAGCCCCAGTCCTTCGCGTCCACCCATGCCAGCGACGGGAGGTGCAGAAGGTAGATGGTGCCAGCAGGGACGTAGTAGTCGAGGTAGCACTTCACGCCGCAAATCTCGACCGCCTTGTACCCACCCTTGATCGTGGTGCTGAACTCGCCAGCCGTGAACCGACGCTGCGCGACCATGCTCTCCATCAGCTTCTTGCCGAGACCGGGCGTGGTCATCATGAAGAAGTCCTGCGGACGGGCCATCGCGTCCTTGCCAGAGCGGCCATTGATGCGCTGGATCAAGTCCCAGATGTCCGATTCGGTCGGCTGGTTCACGTCCGGCGTATCGGTTCCTGCCACCATGCGGGTCGCGTCCCAGATGTTGTAGGTCGAGGCCGAGATGTTGTGCAGGGTGGCGTAGCTGCCGCCACGGTTCGTGATGTTCACCAGACCGTTCATCGCCACGTTGAACGAGGTATCGGTCGTGGTCGCCTTCACGATCTTGTCCGTCGCCGCCATACCCGAGATCGCCGTTCCGAGCGTCAGGGTGGCATTGTCGCCGCTGTTGGAGATCGCGGTGATCGCTGCACGGCCAAGCACGGCGTCAGCCGCCGACGTGTCCAGCACGGCAATGTAGTCGCCCACCGAGAGGAGGAGGGCACCCTGCCCAGCACCAGCCAAGCCGTAGGGCGAGGACACGATGATCGACGTGGTGGTCGAAGCCGTGCCGATCAGTGCGACGATACCGTCAGGCTTGTTGTGCAACGCCTGCTGCATGAGGAGCTTGGAGGCATCCTTGATTTCTTCCATCGTCTTGGTGGCGATGGTCGTAAAGGCCGCATCCTTGCTCTGCGTGCCCACGAACGCCAGACCGTCGATCTGACGGGTGGTGTAAGCGCGGACTACGCCAACATTGCCCTGCACTTCGGTCGCGGTCGTGTCAGGCGGGAAGTACCCACCCTGCGAGAAGGTGGCACCGGACGGACGGCCCGTGACCACATCGAAGAACACGTTGTTGCCGCCCCACCGCATATTGCGGGGGCCACCAGCTTTGCCCTTTTGCAGCTGGGCGAGGAACGGGGTGACAAGGTTCTGCACCTTCTCACGGAACTGCGAGTACACGTTCTTGAGCAGGCCAGTTAGCTCTGCATCGGTAATAACTGTCGGATTGGGCATGATACGCCTCTGAGTGTCTTATGAAGAAAATGATGCTAACGCTGATCGCAACGCACTATCCACCGCATCGTCTACGGTTGAGATTGGCGCACTTTTGGGGGCATTCATCTTGCCCACCGTGCCGGTCGGCTTCGTGGCCTTCCCCAGCAAGTTCTTGGCTTTCTGCGCTTCGATCCGTGCCTTGTCCAGTTCCGACTGTAACGCTGCCCGTTGCGTGGCAGACGGGTCGGGTTTAGACCGTTTCACGTTGACCATTTGCGCCCACACCGCCAAGTCCTCGACGATGTACTGCCGGATGGCATCATAGCGTGACGGCGGAACATACGGCTGGCCGTTCGGGCCAATCTCCGCGTGCGCTTGCATCACCATCGTCAAACGGCTCTCAATGTCCTCGACAGAAATGTTTGGCAGTGCGTCCGTAATCATCTGGACGGCTGGCATAATTTCCTGCTCGTAGAACTGTTCACCGTTCCGTGTAATATCCTGCATTTGATGCTGGACACGCAAGTTCTGCGTCTCCTGTTCCGCCCGCTGCACCCGCTTTTCTGGCGAGTTCTCGTTGAGGTACGCCTCGCGGACGGCCTCCAAGAACTCGTCATCGTGCAACAGCCGTTCCATCTGCGCTTCCCGCTCCACAATCGCCGCTTCCATCTGCTGAAGCGCGGAGAGGGATTGCTGATACTCCTGCTCAACCACCTGGGCCTTTCGGTCCCGCTCCTCGTTGTACACACCCCACTGCGCCAGCTTCACCACTTGGTCGAGGCGGTCCTTCCGCACCTTGCCGTTGGCTTTGTACTCCACCATCAGCGAGGGGACTTCGACCTCCCCGTCCTCGTCGTACAGCGCAAATTCGGTTGCCAGCCCTTCCGATAAGGTCGGGACAGCCACATACCCTTCTGGTAATACCGCGTCATCTGACGAGGCGCTTTCTTCCG